CTGCCGATCAGGAACGCTTCCACCCCGCCCGCTTTCCTGGCGAGATGGGCGTAGTGCAGGATCATGCGCCGGTAGCCCCATTCCCCGGCCGGGCCGGAGAAGGCGATGGTGTCGGCGGCGGCGGAAAATTGCGAGACGCGCGCCGTGCCGCAGAACGCCTCGACCTGGCTGCGCGCCGCCGCCGTGCCGTCCGCCGAGCCTGCCGCCATCGGCGCCGGATCGCTGGTTATGCGGCCGCGCCAGGGATAACTCGGCTGGTCCTGCCCGCCATGGGGGTCGGGCAGGCCGTTGCCATCGGCGATGTCCATCATCAGGAAAGGATAGAGCGTCACCGAAAGCCCGCGCGCCTTGATTTCGGCAATGGCGCCGAGCACGCTGCGATCGGAAGGCGTTCCGCCATAGGCGGCGCCTTCCCCATGCACGGAGACAACACGCGCGGCGCTGCGCGCAATGCCCGAAACCAGCCACCCCTTCGAAAGGCCGGCGCCGTTGCCGGTGGCGACTTCCGGCCTTATGCGGCAATGCCCGGCGCGCAGATCGTCGCCGAACCAGGACACGACCAGCGCGATATGCCGCAGATTCGGGCACGTCATCTGCAACTCGTCGAGCGAGCCGACGATGTCGGTTCCCGCAAACAGCATGTGCCGGTTCAGCGCCTCGTGCTCGCCCGGTCTTTTGCGCCGCGTCACGAGGCGGGGCGAAAGGCCGTATTCGGTCGCGCCCGGAACGAGCGAAACCGCCCTCACCTTCCTGCTCAACGCGCCGACCGGGCGGATGACCTCGAACTGCACCTGCGGAATGCGGTTGCCGTACGGGCCGACCGGGAAGCGCTCAAGGACGGCATAGGCGTAGCCGCGATAGGCGGGCGTGTTGCCGGTTCCCTGCCTGGCCTCGATCAGCGGGTCCGCCGGCTGGCTTTGCGTGCCCTGGTAGACCCGCACCTCGATCGTCTCGCGGTCGATCTCGCGCCCGTCCGCCCAGATGCGGCGAATGCCGGCGATCTCGCCTTCGCAAAGCAGGAAGGCGAGGTTGGCGAAGTAGGAATATTCCGTCACCTTCGGGCCGAGCTTGCCCTGGCGGCTGGTCGAGCTCGTCTCCTTGAAGCGGGTCGCCCAGATCAGCGTGCCGCCGAGCCGCGCGGTTCCGTAAAGCCGGGGAATCGGCGCGCCTTCCTCGGCGGAAAAAGGCCGGGCGCTGGCGAGGCGCGGGCCTTCCACACGCCTCGTGCCGTTGATCAGCGCGGTATCGAGCATGTAGCCGGCGACAGCGCCGGCAGCCGTGCCGATGACGCCGCCCACGGACCCCAGCAAACCGCCGAGATAGGCGCCGGCGGCCTGAAGCAGAATAGTCGCCATAACCGCTCCGGATCAGGTTGGAATGTCAGTTCGTTCGGGAAAGGCGAAGACGCCGGCGATCCGCCGCTTCCATTGCGGCACCAGCGCCGACGCGCTGACTGCGCCACCGCCCTGATAGGCATGGACGAAGCGGGTCCGCAAAATCAGGATGCCGGCGTGCTTGGCCGGCAGATGCGGGCGCCAGCGGAACAGGAGCAGGTCGCCCGCCCGCGCATCCGCAAGGCTTTTTCGGCGAAAATTCCGGCATGCGCCGGCAAGCAGCCTTTCTTCGCCGCCAGCCTCAGCCCAGTCGAGCGAATAGGCTCCCGGCCGCTCGGCCTCGCGGCCATAGACTTCACGCCAGACGCCCCGCACCAGCCCGAGGCAGTCGCAGCCCAGGCCCTTGCGGTCGCCCTGATGCCTGTACGGCGTCCCGACCCAAGACAGGGCCTCACGCACCACGGCCTGCGCGACCGGCGGCAGGCCGGCATCCCGATCGCCGGTCATGGAACGATCGGCCCGCCGTCGAAATTGCCGCCGTCCGCCACATAGGCGTAGGCGGCATCGTTGCCCGGCAGGTGGGGAAACCCCCGGAAATTCAGCGCGTTGGCGAACTTCGCCTTGCAGGTCGCGAAGGTCTTGTCGCAGCCGGCGACGACCGAAAAGACGTCACCCGCGCCGACCGGAGGCCCTACCCGCGGCTGAAGCACCAGGATCACGTGTGCGCCCAAGAGGCGATGATCCACCACCCGCTCTACCCAACCCCTCCGCGCGCCGCTGGCCCAGGTGAGCGTGCCGGAGGAAAACCAGCCGGCCGCAAAGCCGTCGAGGCCCGCCGCCACGATCCTGTCGGGCGCATCCATAGCCTCGACCTCCCCCGTCGCCCTGAAGTCCGGCCGATCGAGATCGAAGCCGCATCTCGCGTCGCCCAGTTCGGCGTCGCAGGTGCGGCGCACGCTGCGCCCGTTCGGCTGGTCGAGCCTGCTCGCCAGGCTTTCCAGCTCGGCGACGAAGCGGTCGTCGCTGCGCGTGATCTTGCCGATGGCGGCCCGCCTGACGACGGCGAAATCGCCGGGCTCGCGCCAGTTGACCAGCAGGGTCTCCACCGTGGCGCCGTCATAGAGACCGGCGGCGATGTCTTCGTCGCGGATGAGCGCGGAGGACAGCGCTCCCTCGACATCGACCGTATCGGCGGCCATGCCCAGCGTCTCGCGCGCCTCGCTGGCGCTGAAGCCCGACTGCGGCTCGAACAGGGTCCCGTCCACGGTCAGCGGCAGGTCATGGTCGGTGAAGCCGCTCGCCACGCCGTCCGGCCGCGTCAGCCGCCAGCAATGGCAGACCGTGGTCACGTCGCGGGCGAAATGATCGAGCAGCGCTTGCGGACAGGCACTCATGACAGCACCTCGATCAACGGAATCGACGGGATCTGCCCGGCCTTGAACGCCTTCAGGCTGATTTCCAGCCGGTCGGTGTCGAAGCGCACCGGCACGTCGAATTGGTAGCCGCAGGTCACGGCAAGCCCGTCGCCGGAAACGGACCCGGCGGCAAAGACGACCTCGCCAGTGGCCTCGTCGAAGGCGAACGTGCCCGGCGGCGCCTCGGAGCCGCCGACCGCCACGCGCAGCGTGGAGGCGACGGGCCTTGCGATCAGCCGCAGATAGGCGTCGTCGCCTCCGCCGTAGGCCTTCACCAGCCTATACCTTCCGGCACTTCCGTCTCCGGTGCCGATCGCCTGGTCGAGCGGCGAAGGCGTTCGACCAGGCCGGCACGACTGGTAGTCGAACGGATCGCGGAAGCGGAAGGCGTGCAGCGATCCGCGTCTGGCCTCGAAGAAGGCGATCACGTCGTGCAAATCGTCCAGCGACTTCACGCCGGTACCGGCGTCATAGCGATGGCGGGACTGCGAAAACCGCGCATTGCGCTTTTCACGGCCGGAGGTCAGTGCGATGATCTCGTTGCGGCGCTCCGGTCCGCCGGTCGCTCCGAAGGAAACGGCTGCCGGAAAAAGCACGTCATGGAAACTGGCAAGGTCGGACACGGAAGCTCCTAGAAAGTGCGTGTGCCGCGCGACACTGCGCGCGCCAGCATGCCGGTGATCTGCGCTTCGGACTTGCGGAAGGAGGCGGCGTCCTGTGCGGTGACGTTGAAGACGACGTTGACCGGCTGCCCGCCGCCGGAAGCGGCGACGCCGAGCGAACCGTCTGCGCCGCGGCTGAGCGGCAGGATCGCCTCGCTGCCCGCCTCGCCCATCAACCCGACGGAGCCAGCGAGAGGAAAGTAGCTCGGGCTGGAGACGACGCCGCCGGCGGCGAAAGGAACCACATGGCCCGGTACCCCGCCCTTTGCGAAAGGCAGGATGCCGGAAAGCCCGCCGAGCAGGCCCGAAAACAGGGAGCCGGCCAGCGACTGCAACGGCTTCAGGCCCTGTGCCAGCGCCATGCCGGCCAGGTTGAGGCCGACGCGGCGCAAGACGTCGTCCAGTTCGCGGCCGCTGACGGCGGCGCTTTTCAGCGCACCGGCGAGCTGGCTGCCGAAATTGTCGGACAGCTTTTCGAGGTTCTCCAGCGCCGACTGGAAAGGTGCGGTGTCGGCGCGGATCGCAACCGTTATGTCTTCAGCCAAATTTTTTCTCCATCGCGGTTTTGTCCGGGAACGCCCGCATCAGTGCCGCAAGGCCGGCGCGGCAGAGCGGCGCGGTTTTTGCCGGGCGCAGCGCCGAAAGCGCGCGCTCGAACTCGACCGGCGTCATCGTCCAGAACGCGTCCGGTGAAAGCCGCAGCAGGCCGAGGCCGATCGCCATGACGTCATCCCAGGGAAACGCCGGCCCCGCTCCTGCCGCGGCCGTCAAGGGTTTGGCGCGGATTCCCCGGCCGGCGCGGCACCGAAAGTCGCCGTCAGCAGATCGGCGACGATGGCGGCGAAGCCGGTCGCGCCGTCGTTCGCCTGCATGGCGCCGACCTCCTCGTCGGAAATTTCCTCACCCGCGCCGCGCAGGCCCGCGCCGATGACGCGCATCATGTCCAGCGCCGAGAGCCGACCCGTCGAGAAGCGCCCGACCAAGGCAGCGAGGTCGTCGGCGGCATAGGCCGCTTCCAGTTCGGCCAGCGCGCCCAGCGTCAGGCACAGTTTTCGCGGCCTGCCGTCGAGAACGGCCGAAATCTCGCCGCGCCTGCGATTGGCGCTCATGACGCAGCCGTGAAGGTGACGGCGCCGGCCGATTCCAGCGCGGTCTCAAACGTCACCTCGCCGTCATGCGCGCCGGTATATTCGAGCGCGGTGATCTGGAACGGCCCGGCCACCGTGCCGAACCCGGGCACGATCACCTGCCAGCCGGAAATCTCGCCGGCAAAGAAGCGCGAACGGATCAGCGCATCCGATTGCGCGTCCTTGAAGATGCCGGAGCCGCTGACGCCGGCGCCCGCCAGCAGTTCGCGCCAGCGCCCAGCCGAATCGGCGTCGGTGACGTCGACGGTCTCGCTGTTGAAGGCGATGCGTTTCGAGCGCAGCCCGGCGACGGTGACGAACGCGCCGCTGCCGGAATCGAGCTTGAGAAGAAGGTCCTTGCCCTTCTGTGCGACCATGCCTGGCCTCCTGATCTTTCGGTTTTCAAAAATTGCCGGCGCTTGCCGTCACACCGCCGTCTCGATGACGGCGCGAAAGCGCAACAGGCCGTGGTGGACGGCCACATCCTCGTCATAGCGCGCCTCGCCATAGTCGAAGCGCAGGCCGACGAGATGATGGGCATCCAGAACAAGACCGGCATCGTCGAGGCGCAATTTCACTTGCTCCATGATCCCGTAGATTTCCTTCTTGCCCTTGGCCTTCGACCAGACGTGCAGGGTAAAAAGCTGCTCGACGCCGCCCTCGGTCGAGGTGCTCCAGTCGTAGAAACTGGTCCGGCCGAACGTCACATAGGGAAAGCGGGCGTCGGCGGGCGCATGGTCGAAGATCTTGGCGCCACCGAGCAGGCCGGTCAGCGCATCGTCGTTCGCCAGCGCGCCGAACAGGGCCTTTTGCAGTTCAGCGGCGGGTGAGGTCATCGGCCTGCTCCCTGTCCGGCCTCGGGGACCACCGGACTGGCTGGTCCCGCTTTCCCGGCCTATCGCCGTCCTCGACGGCTTCGGCCAGATCATGGACCTTCCAGCGCAAGGCGCGCACGAGCGCGTCGAGCGTCATCGACATGGCAAGCTTCACGCCCCTTTCTCCTTCACCTTGTAGACCAGATAGCGCCCGCTCTCGTCGGGATCGTGGACGGTGAGGATCATAAAAATCCGGCCGTTGCGGTTGAAGCGCATGCCGCTTACGACGCCCTCCCGCCGGCGCAGCGTGATGCGATGGGTCACGCTTTCCAGCGTCTGGCCCGCGCCGTAGACATTTTCGGCCGAAACCGGCTCGATCCGGGCAAACAGCGTTGCGGTCTCGACCCAGGTTTCGGCAAAGCCGCCCAGCCCGTCCGCCGTGGCCGTGCAGGTTTCCAGCGCCAGTTCCGTGCGCAATTCGCCGGGATCGATGAACAGCACCGCCATCACAGCCTCCGGCGGCGAAACGGCGCGATCATGCGCTCGTAGCCGGCGGGATAGGAAACCGGCTGGTCGCCCGGCCCGAAACTTGCCCGGAACTCGTACCAGTGCGCGACGAGCAGGACGATGGCGCGCCGCAGCAGGTCGGGCACGTCGGTCGCCGCCTCGCCGAAGCCAGCGACGAAATCGATCTCGATGCCGTTCATGGCGCGCAGCGCGCCGGGCGGCCCGTTGAAATGCACCCGCGCCGGGCGCGAGGCGGTATCGGTCTGGTAGCCCGACGGCGCGATCACCGAGGCGTCGCCTTCGGAGCCATAGGCGGTGACGGACAGCACCTCGCGCACCGGATGGAGCGGTATCGTCACGCACCCCTCATGCGGCCAGTCGTCCAGCGCCAGCCGCCAGTGCTGCTCGATCAGCGCCAGCCCGGCCGAGCGCTCCATGTCCTCGCGGGCGGCGCGGATCAGGCCGGCGACGAGGTCGTCCTCGCTGTCGTGATCGAGGCGCAGATGCGCCTTCGCCTCGGCAAGCGTCACCGGCTCGGCCGCCGGGCCGACGGTTCGAATAAGCGTCATCATTCACCTTCATCTGGAAAAGGAAGCGGCCCCGGCGGGTGAGCCGGAGCCGCGTCGGCGGGCATTCGCGCGGCGGAAGGAGGGGCCGCCCGCGCTTACGCCGTGCCGAACTTCAGGAGCTTGATGGCATCGAAATCCTGGACGCCGCCGCCGACCCGCTTGGTCGTGTAGAACAAAACATAGGGCTTGGCGGAGTAAGGATCGCGCAGCACGCGCACGCCGGTGCGGTCCACCACCAGATAGCCAC